ACAGAGACTGGACTCACAGACTGCAAAAGTCTTTAAGAGCTTATCAAATCTCCAACGTGAGGCTGTCAAGCCTTTAGGTAACCTTAGCCTACCTAAAAACAAACGTCGCTTTGAAGCCGTTGAGAAGGCTCTCAGGGAGGGGGATGAGTTTAAGAATCCTAACGGATCTAGAGGTAAACTGTTTGATGGTGACGAACTGAAAGGTATTTATAACTTAGATGACGCTCAGATAGAGACGTACTTCCAAACTAACAGGCTTTACAATAACTTGTGGAGACTAAGGAACAGCACTAAGAGAGAAGAGATGATAGCCTTTGGCTTCAAGAGAGTAAAGCTCCTTGATGCTGAGTCCTCTTTCGGTAAGAATTTTGAAACACCTCAAGCAGCTAAGAGTGCTCTAGTCACAAACAAGGTGACTAACATCTTTGACGTAGCAGAGGACGCAGTACACAACAACATAACGGAAGCCTTCTTAGAAGAGCAGTACGCTGCAGGGAAGACTCTCGTTAAGCTTCCTGAGCCCTACCTAGTTGGAGGAGATAGAGGGAAATTCTCTCATGTCCTAGCAGAAGCTGATGGTGTGACAGAGCTTCCAGCTGTAGTGCTTAACCGTAAGGTAGCGTATGTACCAAGAGTATCCAAGGATGGTTATTGGTTTGTTAAAGAGTTTGGTGACTCGATGCTCGACGGAGAAATGAGGGCAGGACAACTTGTTAAGACGCTTAGGTACTTTGACAACAAGGCTGATGCTGAGTCCTACTTGCAGACTCTGATTCGCAAAGACGTAGATGACAAAGGTCTAACAGAGGCACAGGCTACTACTAAGTACAAAGCATTAGAGGACAGAGAACAAGAAATAATCTCAACAGCCACAGGTAACTTCTCGCATGGTTCAGGTGGTATGTACACAGGTGCAAGGGCAGATGATGGAATCCTGTTTGGTTTAGATGGCACTAAGGGTCAAAGACTCAACGCTTATGAAGCTCTGTCTCACAACATAGCTAATATTGCTAAGCTAGTACCTGTGAACCAGTGGAGATTAGGGCTAGAGCAACGCTGGATTAACTCCGCTAATGCCCTATTAGATGTGCCTATTAAGAACTTCGGAGAACTTCCTGACAATATCAAGTCCACAAGGAAGGGAGAGTTTCTCAATAAGATGGCAGCTCAGGTACGTGATTGGCAAGGCTTCCCTTCTAGAGAAGAACAGCTGTACAACTCAGTCAACCAACGTATGTACGAGTGGTCACTAAAGAATAACTTCTCAGCCGGTGCTAAGATTACAGGTTGGATGAGGGGTAAAGACCCTATCTCGTCAGCAAGGGCAGCAGCCTTCCACAGTCTACTTGGCTGGTTTAATCCAGCTCAACTGTGGGTACAAGCACAAGGTATGTCTGTAGCAGTATCTATGAACTTAGGTAAAAACCTAACTAAGACATTAAGACACACCGCAGCACTAACTTGGCTTGGCCAGAACCCTATGAAGAATGCTAGGTACAAGCAAGCAGCTAGACTAGGAGGTATGGAGGAGAAAGAGCTGGTGGAGATGCAAGCTCTGTGGAAGAAGACAGGGTTTGAAGACTCTATCTTACAGACAGCAGATCACGCTGCTTCCATGAAAGGTCACGGCATAGCAATGGATGCCCTAAGTGATGTAGCTGACACAGGTCTTTTCTTCTACAGACACGGAGAGCTTCTGAACAGACGCATGGCTTTCACCACAGCTCTTGATGAGTACAGAACAGTCAATAAGATTAGTGACATCTCTGACGAAGCTCTTAAGGGTATCATGGATAGAGCCAACAACTTGATGTTGAACATAACCAAAGCTAACAGAGCACAGTGGCAGAAAGGTGTACTCTCTCTACCTACACAGTTCTTTCAAGTGTCTGCTAAGGCACTGGAGACTATGGTAGGGTTCAATGACAACCTCACAGGCATGGAAAGGTTCCGTGTCTTTGCTGGGCAGATAGCTTTATACGGTACAGCGGGTGTACCTTTAGTAAATCTTGGGGCAAACTACCTTAAGGAATATCTAGGAGTTACCCAAGAAGATATAGACAACAATCCAGTTCTTGTTAAATCTTGGAACGAGGGATTCTGGGGCTTTACTACCCTAGGTATCTTCGGTGTTGACGCACATTTATCCTCTAGAGGCTCCTTAGTCAAGGGTGTTACAGACTTCATGGACAACTGGATGTTCGCTGAGTCTACAGCAGCCACCAAACTACTAGGAGCCTTTGGTTCTACAGGTCAAAGATTCTGGGACTCCCTGTCTCAACAGATGAGACCCCTAGTCATAGGTGCGTATCCAATAGACATCATTGATGTAGCTAAGATACCTCTGCTACCTTTCCTAGACTCTATCTCTACTTGGAGAAACACTGAGAAGGCTGTGTTTATGCAGTCAATAGACAAGATACTGGACAAGCACGGTAATGTGAATGTCGAGAGAGACTTTACTATAAGAGAGTCTCTCATGGCCTCTATAGGTTTCCAGTTATCAGATGAAACTCAGAGATACACTTTAGAAGAGAGGACACAACACGTTCTTGACGCTAATGAGAGAGTAGCAGACTTGATAATCATGAAGCTCAATGAAGTAGCTATAAGGGAGGCTACTGTAGGCATTGATGAGAAGTACATGCTAGGGATTGAGCAGTTCTACGCTGTAGTCTACGGTTCAGTAGAGTTTGACAGGCAAAGAGCTATAAGGAAGTCTGTTGAGTCTCGTCTTAAGAGAGACGATAAGCAGACCAGAGCTATCAAGAGGTATATAGATAAGATAAGAGACAACACAACTAGTGGGCTAAGTCTGATGATGGACGGTCTTACAGGAACAAGAGTAATTAACTTGCTACCAGAGCAGGAAGAAGAGTAATATGGCTACATTTCAAACAAGATCTGATGAAGTACAACAAACAGGCATAGGTAATCAACAGATTATCCAGAAGCAAGTGGCAAGCTTCTCAGGTGTCGCTAACGCCCTAGGTAATGCTGTCTCTGTAGGAGCTGATGCTGTTGCAGATGAAGTAGCACAGAGCAGAGCTAAAGATGTAGTTACAGCTGCTCAGAAAGGAATTGATACTCTAGAAGCAGAAAGAAAAGAGCGTCTTATAGCAGCTGAAGAAGCCTTAGCAGACAAGACAATCAGTGACGTAGCAAGAACATCAGCTCTAGTAGCTAGGAGGATGAACTCAGGCAAGATGACGAGAGATGCAGCTAGACTTGAAGTATCTAAGAGTGTAGTAGCTGCAATAGAGGAGCAACCTTTCCTAACACAACGTATACGTAAGGCAGCAGGTGCCCTGCTTGGTTTTGATCCTCAATCTGAGGGATTGAAACAGTTCTTCTCAGGTTTTGAGACAAGAGAGAGTCTTGCAGTTGGTACTAAAAAGACTAAGAGACAACAGACTTCTGAGTTCTTACAGCAGAACTTAAATCTATCAGCTAAGTCTGTAGACACCTTGATGGCTCAGGCTGAGTTCTCTGGTCTACAGAAAGAGGCTAGAGGCAACGCTCTAGCTATAGGAAACATGCAGGTAGAAGAAGCTTTATCTGAGGCGAGCATAAACGACTCTCTAGGAGGTATGAATGATATGCTTGCTACTGCTATACAAGCTAGTAACAAAGGTGAAGAGGTTAATGAGAACTTTTGGAAGACTCAGATAGACACACAAAGAGCAGCATTCGTAAGCTCCTTTACTCAAGAACTTAAAGACTCGGGCATCGTACCAACACCTGGAGTACTAGCTAAGGTTAACGAGACAGCTAGGGTAAGATACGATGACATGAGGGAAATGATAAAAGGATTCGACTCTTCTTTCCTAAGACAGAAGAACTTAGACAGATTAGTCACACTACAGAAGTCTTTTGCAGCTGAAGCAATGCCTACCTTTACCTTCTTGAACAATGTGTACGGTGAGAGAACAGCAGGAAGGATCATAGACTTGATGGAGCAAGCAGGAGGCAGTGCTGCACAACTCCGTACCCTTTTGTCTATATCTCCCGGTATGAAACCTTTAGCAAGTCTGCTAGAACAAGACCCTAAAGGCTTTAATAAGAGAATGGCTGAGACCTTAAAGAGGTTGTCTTCCCCCACACAAGCTATGTCCTTAGAAGATGGCCCCATGTTAGATGCTATCCTTAGCTCTGTTGTCAAAGATGCTCCTCCTGAAGAGAGAGAATCAGTAATAGAGATGTTAGACAACAAAGGTCTTCCTAACAAAGCCACCTCTCTCTTACTCAAAGCAGGTGCAGGTTCACGTACACCCAAAGAGAACAAGCGCATGAGAAGAGAGTGGGATTTAATGCAGACTACCACTGTACAAAGTATAGTTAATTTAATCACAGACTCTGATAGAGGCATATACGACAGGGTTGACGGCGTTTCTCTTAACAAAGACGGCCTCACTCTCACCCTTGGTGACAGGGAACTCCTCACCCACCCTGCATTCTCTGACATAGAGAAGATAAACAAGTTCTTAACAGGAGCTGGGAAGACAGGTTGGGGTACAGTGCTAGGAATCAAAGATACATTGACCACTGCAAGAGCTCTGGCTGACACCATCAATAAAGAGGTTAAGGAGCGCAGGGATAACGCCCCATCAAGAGTGCCTGTGACAAGGTTTAGCAAGAGCAGTAGAGACGCAGCTGCTATAGCTAACAAACCTCTATTCTCTGAGGCACAACTCAGTGGTACACCTGCTGAGACTCCTACCTTTGATGCACAAGCTGCATTAGATGGAATGACTGATGAGCAGAAGCAAGCCTTAATAGATAAAGCTGCTAGGATCAGAGGGAGGTAAGGATGACAACTCTTGTAGACTTACTGATAAACGTAGAGAATGCAGCAAAGAAAGGCTTTAAGAAAGGTCTGTGGTTGCCCCACAAATCTCTTGAAGGTGGAAACTCCACTATAGCTTATGGACATAAGCTTGATGACAAAGAGCAAGCAGGTAACTTTATCAGACTCCCTGACGGGACTAAGCATTCCCTAAAAGATGGAGGATTAACAGAAGAGCAAGCACAGCTACTACTAAGGTCAGATATACAAGAACATAAGATGGTTGCGAGACAACAATGGGATGAAGCTAACAGTTCTACTCCTTTCGAGGAACTGCCTCCTATGTATCAAGACACTCTAACAGAGATAGCCTTTAATATAGGGACGCTTAAGGGTAAGAGTGGTAAGAAGTTTAACTGGCCTAAGCTAGCCAAGGCTATCAAGGACAAGGATCTTGAAGAAGCTAAGAAAGAGATAAGCAGGAGCTTCAATGGTAAGAAATTATCAACTCGCAATAAGCTTGTACGAGAGTTCATGGACAACCACGAAAGAACCTCAGAGTCCGCAGTGCAGGGAGACGTAGAGAGTTCTGTTAGAGAGAACATACAAGCTCAACTTGGACAGGAAGCTGCCTTAGAGCTCACACAGGAGTCGTTGACTGCTGAGGAAGAAGATATCCTCCAACTGATGGAAAACCCTCCAGCCTTAGAGGAGCGCCTCTCAGAAGAAGAGGAGGCTATACTAAAGTTGCTGGAGGAGAGAGAAGGAAGACTAGCGAGAAAGGCTACTGTAGGTGAATTAAGTATGACATTGGATGCACTAGAAGCAGATAGAGTTACAGAAGAGGAAGAGGAAAGGGTATTAGAAAATCTTTGGCTCTCAGGGGGTACCTCGTGAGCCTAGCCACAATAATAAAAGACACTAAGGGACAGAATGAAGTGGAAGAGACAATAAAGCTAAGAGAGTTAGAGATACAGACACAGTACGAATTAAAGTACCTAACCACTAGCTTCCAAGACCTAAGGGACTACGTTAAAGAAGCTCTCACTCTTGAAAATGATAAGTTTGGTGCTCTCAACAAGAAGGTTACTATCTTAACTTATATTATACTTGCACAGTTAGCTGGCCTAGATATGGACAGACTGATAAGCCTCTTTAAGGTCATACCTCTGTGATATCAACAGGCTTAATAACATTCTTACTGTCTACTGTAGTGGGTGCTGTCTTTAAGCTGATAGCATCTAAGATGGACAACACTAGGTTGATAGAAGAAGCCAAGCTAAGAGCGCTGAATGCTCAAGCTGTTATTGTTGATGACGCAAGAAGGTATGAGAACAAAGGTTTCCAGATAACAAGGAGAGTAATAGCCATATCAGCTACTCTCTCTATCTTGGTACTGCCTATAGTAGCACCTCTCATGTCTTACATGATGTACCCGGTAGAGCAAGACCTAGGTATGCACCTCAATGTAACCTTCTGCTACGATCTGATAGTATCAGGGTTCTGGCCCTTCACTGACAGTATTACTGAGACCATATGCAATCCTATGAAGGGAGTTGTGATAACACCAGAGCACTGGAACATCATGAATAGTATCATAGGTCTATACTTTGGCACTGCAATAGCTAAACGATAGACATAAAAATAGGGGAGTAGGTATTAGCTGACTCCCCTTTTCTGTGCCTGCTGTTTAAGCTTCTAAAGGTGCAGCCTCTGCGACTTCAGCAGCAACTACTGCATTTCCAACTGCTAGGGTAGCAAGAGCAGACTCTAGGTCAACGCCTGTATCTTCACGTGCTTCTAGGTTAGCTGTAATAGCCTTTACAGCTGCTTCTGTGTCTGTATAATTAGACAGTGTAGCTGCCATTGCTAATACAGCTTTTGAATCACCAGCAGTCAATGCTGTGACAAAATCATTAGCGAACATTTCAAAATCAATCATTATGTATTTTCCATATATAGTGTGTGTACTGCATCGTCATCGACACAGTCGTTAAAATTATCCCAAAGGTCATAAGACTTTAAGATCTCTCCTTGCTCCTCGTCGTACTCATAATCCCTGCAAGCGTCTACTGCTCCTTTGATTAGCATCCATTCATACTCACCTAAAATTGTACGTCTTCCTTGTAAGCCATTCCCTAGGAAATTAGTTACTACTTTCTTTCTCGACATAAGCAAACTCCTCTGTGCCTGTGTAAGCTCTCAACAACTCTCTCTGAGCACATAATGCCTTAGCTTTCTCTCTAAAATCGAACCTTAACTCTAGAGAATCCTTTCCACCTCTAAACTTTATGGTAAAATAGTAGTGAGAGATGTTCATACCAAACATACTGACAGCTGATATGTGCTTTACGTCTGCCATGTCAAAACCTTCATTCATGAAGACACATGGTCTAGACTCATAATACTGTCCAGTGCATGGAGGAGGCGTCTGAAAGTGTACAACCTTCACTTCATCAAATGACATCAGTGTAACCCTCTTTCCTGCAATAGAATCTAAAGTTATTACTCTTAGCCCACTCACCATGTGATTGCTTAGTGCCATCCTTCCTCTTCTGAGCACCACACATAGGTTTACTTGCATCATAGAATATAAAGACTAACTCAGTGCCCTTAGGCAGGTGTTCTCTTATAGCTATGTACTTAGAAGCCTCATTCCTAGTACGGAACCTACCCTTGGCTTCTATATAGGTAGTCTTATCAACTTCAACCTTGATAAAATCAGGCTGGTAAGTGTGTGTGCTAGTGTAGTTTATACGTGGTGGATGGTGCATCCATGCACTGCCTAGGCTCTTATCTAACTCTACCTCGAAGGCTGAGTCATAACCTTTAGGAAGTTTCTTCTTCTTACTTGCCACGTACTTGCCCATCAGTGCTCGCAGCTTGCTCTTCTTTTTCTTTCTCTTCATGCCGTGTCTCCTCCCACCTAACAGATAACCACATCAACTTATCTATAACTTCGTGATTGTCCTCAGTCCTAAGCATCCATAACAGCCGAGCATTCTCCTCTAAGAACTTGCTGGCATAGCTTCCGAACCTAGAGTTATACTCCTTGAATACCAGCTCATACATATCTAACTCATCTTCAAGATTATCTAGTGCCCTCACACAGTTGGCTTTCTCACCCACACGATAGAGGCCAAGGATATTATCGGTAGCATCACCAGTAAGAAGCTGCTTATAAAAAAATCTGATACCATCTGTTTCATTAACATACCACTTCCTTTCCTTTTGATTACCACAAGGCCAGCTGTAGTGCCATCCAGGTATCATGTGCAAGTCTTTATCCCTTGAGCATATGACTGTGTCCAGGGTCTCCTCAAAATCAGCTAGGCCATCAGAGAAATCTTCCTCAGACTTCTGGTAAGCCTGACTCTGCTCTATACCACACTTATCGTCTGCTTCCATACCATAGATAACCTCTGCATCATAGTTATCTACTAGGTGTTCGCGGATATCTTGCCAGTAGTGAGGTTTTTCTGTTGGTCTATGTCCTTTGTAGGGTAGTATAGTTGCAACTTCGTTTCTGAAATTTGATTTGGAATTAGTGAGGTAGAGAGAATGCTCGGTAGCCCCAACTGCATCAAGTATATATTCGATTCTTTCATCTACAAAACTCCTTACTATAGCCCAAGGCAATAAGCTGCCATCACCTAAGTCCTTCATAGCACCGAACTCATAGCAAACTATGTCTGCATCTACTAACGCTCTCATGTTGCCTTCCACTGTTTCTTCATTATGACCATCACTGACACATCAATCTACATACCGAAGTTAACGGCTGCTCTTACTTGGTTCTGACGGTACTCTCCGATCAACTCAAAGGTCTCATCTTCTCCATTCTCAAACTCATACATATAGGTATCAATATCAGGCATACCTATGTCCATACCAGTCATAGGCTTAGTGATAGAACCTATGTTAGCGTAGGTGTCTTCACCTTTATGTGTATGTATAATCTCTATCATACAAGGAAGTGCCAATAACTCCTCCATGTGTACAGCCTCAGACTTAACAGCCTTGATGTACTTCATCAACTTACCATCTGGGTTAGATGTTTGGTTGATAGGGAATGTCCACACCATACGTTGTTTTTGCTCACCCTCATGCTCTATTGTCAGTGAAGGCAGTGTGAAACCAATAACTACTTGTGTCTTAACACCAAACTTAGTCTCTTGGTCTCCTAATTCAATTATACGGGCTACCCTAGCACTGTACAAACCTTCCTCAATCAACTCGTACTGAGGCTTATCTCTTTTCTGTGGATTAAAAGCCATTAGAAAGACACCTGTGATGCAAGAAGATCATCTGTCTCACCATCGTTTATCTGGTATGTAGCAACGTAGTTAGCTGAACTAACCCCTGACTCTACCTTGTTTAAGCTATTTACAAGAGAGCTAAGATCTACGAGTTTCTCTAAGGTTGCTGGTGATAGAGATAAACCTCCCCAATTTGATTTAAACCTGTGAACAGGGTTATGTGCGATGGTTAGATCGCCATCCCCCCAAGTAGGTGCCTTAACTATTAAGTTGTCTACGTGATAAGACCCTTCTTCTAGCTGCTTCATAATGTCTTTAGCTTCTTGATTAATCTCTGGGCTCTTGGTTTCTGTCATAATTTTTCTCTTAGTTTTAGTTAATGTGTTTCCATCCAGTTGCTTCCGATCTCAGCTGCACCCTTTATGATACATCTAGAACCTAACATAGTTCCAGCCTCTTCCATACTATCCTCCAGTATCTTCCCTACTTCCTTAGCTTGGTCTTCAATCACTATCATTTGGAACTCATCATGCTGCATAGTAGCAAACCTAGCATCTAATCCTCTGCTCTTGATATTGTTGTAGGCTATCACCATGGAGTACTTCATAAGTACAGCTTCAAAGTTTTGTAAGAGGTAGCACAGTAGTATGTGTTCAGAGACTGCATATATCTTACGGTTGTCTATCCCTAGTATGTATCCATGCTTGCGCCAGAAGGTACCTAAGGCTTTGACTAAGGGGTCTATCATGGGTAAGGCTGAAGCGTACTTCTTTCTTGCTATCAATGCCTCAGCCTCAGTACAGCCTATCTGCTGGGCTGTCTTAGGTATACCAGCACCAAAGATGTAACCGTAGTATATGTTCTTAGACGCATCCCTTGTTACATCAGCTATCTCTGCGTTCTTTTCGTGCAGATCTACATTAGGATCGTTGACTGTCACCATGAAATCAAGATCATTCATGTAGTGAGCTAAGGCTCTAACCTGACACTGGTCACAATCAGCTCCTACTACTACATACTTGTGTGGTGCATAAAAGACCTTACGCATGGGCTTATAGAAAGCCTTCTTCTTAGGAGCAGGAACATTAGCTATCTTACTGTGGGTCATTCGTCCAGTAGCAGCGCCAAGGGTATTAACGACACTAGGTACAGTGCCATCTTCTCTACAGTTTCTGAGAAAACCTTGGATCTGGTTTCTCTTGTGCGTAAGTCTGCGTCTCTTGGCAATAAGGATACCCGCTTCCCCGAGTTCCTCAAGATCTGCAAGACTTTCTTCCGTGAGTTTAGGCGACGTTTTAGTCTTGTTACCGTAGAAGTCCTTGACCTCTTTGCCTTGTTTATCCTTTTTATAATTCCATTCCTTCGGCTTCCAACCATTAGCTAACAACCATTCATTGACTTGCTTAGAAGAACCCAGATTAATAGGCACGAATTCGATACGGTTAAAAGGGCCAGAGATAACTCCGTACGCCAGTTGGGGCGTAGTTGATCCAACACTCTCATCCTTAATCTCTGATAACCAGTCAGAGCACTGTTTGGTATAATCCCCATTAAGTTTGTACACCTTAGTTACTGTTGTTCCTTTCTGCACTGGCCTAGGTGGTATGTGAGGCAGTACCTCTACATCTACCTCATCTATTCTAACTTGCAGTGCCCCTACCTGGCTGTTACACTCTTCAATATCAAGAGGGAAACCATCTTCTTCCATCTTTAGGCAGATGTGTTGTACGTCTAGCTCTAACTTAAGCGAATCAACAACGTCTAAGCCGTTCGTAATAATCGGATATATTTCCTGCTTCAATCTCTAACTCCTTTAGGACTAAGAGGTTTAGCTTCACATCACCTATACACCTCTCGCCCATGTCTTCTGACCACTGTGTCCAATCATCATGCTCTAACTTAGCGAGCCCTAGACGGTAGCCCCATGCCTCTAGGCTGTGTGTTGCCTTACCTTTGTACCCTTCTGGCAGAGGTCTCTTAGGATTAAGCATACGGCTGAACACTAGTGTGTCTAGTATGATCTGATTAGGGTTAGGTTCCCAACCCAGTAGCTTCTTGAATAGAGGTAGGTCAAACTTAATTATGTTATGACCTACCAAGACATCAGGTAAGGTTAGATAATTCAGGGCATCCTTAGCCCAACTCTCCCTTAGCCCGTCCTTGTGCCAGTAAAGGGAAGGCTTGTCTGGGAACTTAGAATTGAGCATAGCTACACACCACACCTTATCAGCTACCTCAAGGAAGCCATTAGCCTCACTGTCAAAGATAGTTACTAGCAATTGTGGAAGTCTATATACGCATCATCACACGCTGAAGAGACATCTATTGGGTAGTTGTGCCCCTCTAAGGTTAAGTACTTTATCTCTAAAGACTCTCTACTCCACCCATCAGTCGAGTTACCAGAAGTATAGCTGCATTCTTTGCCGTTTGGTGTGGTGTAAATAATGTACTCAAGAATCCCTCGTTTCTTCATATCTAGTACACGCAACTGGCCCTCAGTGTACTTAGGCTTCTCTAGCCCCTTAGCCTTATCTTCTAGTATTTCAGCAGCAGCACGAAGACTCTCTGCTGTAACCTTTTTGCTCTCTGCTAAGCCCTTGAACTTCAAGTCGTAGAAATCAAAATCAACCCCATAGTTGCAACTCATATTATATCTCCAATGAATGCGGTTTGTTTGTTGGTTCGTAAGCCTCAGTACAAATAGAGGTGTTGACGTAGGTTGTGTCCCCTACTACCTGCTGCCCATAGCTACCGTGTATGTGTCCGAAGATGTGGTACGTAGGCTTAACCTCTGCTACCCTAGCTCTTAGGTCTTTACAACCGAAGTTAACTCTAGGGTCATCAGGTGCTATGTTACTATCTAAGATACCATAGCAAGGGCCGTGTGTTATAAGTACATCGGTATCATCAGGGATCAAGTCCCACTTCTCCTTAAGCTTCTCACCTCTAGGCAGATTGAATGCCCAGTTACAAAACTCAGGCTGCCAAGGTGCGCCATGAAACTTAACACCTTCTATAGTTATAGAGCTGTCTTCTAGGTACGTGGCCTTAGTGACAAGAGCTTCCATCACCTTCCTGTTCTTTTCAAAACCTATGTCGTGATTACCTGCTACGTAAATCTTGTGCTTGTGAGGTAGCTGAGACAACCAAGCATTGAATGCCTCTACTTGGAAGACAGTCCCTGTACCTGTGAAGTCACCAGCTATAACAAGTACATCACCATCAGGTACATCTAGGTCATCGTACTGTGTATGTATATCTGATAGCGTTATGATCTTCATGTTAAACTCTCCTCATTATCTCTTTCTCTTTCTCTTTCTCTGTCAGTCATTAAAATCTCTCCATCAATCTAGTAGTTAAGGGATCATGGTAAAGAAAGAAACTTCCTACCTGCCCATACTCTCTGTCCTTAAGGAGAACCATCTTCCTTACATTCCTTTCATGCTCTGGTAGGTCAGGGTCTTTACTGCCTTCTAACCCCCAGATATGTGTAGACCACTTCATCATAGCCCTACTGCCTGTCATCTGTGACTCAAGTATCTTACCTCCTCTCTCATGCATCTTACCTGTCTTAGGGGGATTAAGATGTGCGAAGTACCAGAAGGTGAAGTCTAGCTCCTGTGTCATAGCTGACATATCGGAGAAGATAGTGTTCAACATGTCATTAGCTTCTGAGGATGAGAGGTGCGCAACAATGGCTGTTATAGGGTCAAGGTACACTGTCTTACTCTTGTTAATGATAACACTGTGCCTTATGTACTTCTTAATCTCTTCCCAGTCTCTACTACCCTTGTGCTTGTATAAGCTCACAAGTCCCTGTAGTGGCCCCAGTGCTGTCTTTATAATAGCAGGGGTGACGGCATCGCTTGGCCTGTGGAAGGGCTTACCGGCAACGAGAGAGGCCATCAGCCTGCCTGTGTTAGGGACACCTGACTCTAGGTCAAAAATAGTGGAGTGAGACTTATGTTCTATTGCATTATGTACAGCTAGATTATACTTGACAGATGTCTTACCCATACCTACACCAGCTGCCACTCCTATAATCTGTTGAGACTTTTCTCCATGTGTAAGCTTAGTCATGGACTTCCAAGGGTATGTCCTACCTGGTACAGGTACTGTACAGATTTCATCAGCCAGATCCCATATGTCTTCCATACCGTCTAACTTAAATTCAGCAGCAGAGAACTGGCACAGCTTAGACAGCTCAGTCCCTTTACCACTCTGTAGCATTTCATTAGCGTCCTTAACAGGCAGGGTCACTGTTCTAAGGTTAGGGTACAACCCAGCTACTTTGTCTACTGCTTCTCGCCCTGCCTTATCTGAATCAAAGACAAGGATGATCTCCCCTGCCCTGTCTATACCATCACACTTGCTTAGAGCAGCAACAGCACAACCAGTGCCATGAGGGAGAGCAACCACATTAGGTTCGGCGGATATACCACCACGACCCCAAGCATCCTTGATAGCTTGGTACACAGACATAGCGTCAATGGCTGACTCACAGATGTACACCTTCTTGTACTTGCCCTTGGGCAGTAGGTGTGCCCCAAAGAGGTCAGCGTCTTTTACTCTGCCTTGGTTCCAGAATCTTTTTTCTTCGGCAAGTCTGACTTTATACCCTGTAAGAGAACCTTTGACGGTGTGATAAGGCATAAGGTAGCTGCCAATAGTATCACGATCGGTAGGACTACAACCAACCCTACAACCATACCTGACAAGAGTACCCTTTTTGAGCTTTCGCTTAGGCCAGCTCTTAATTTCACAAGAGGTAAATTCATTTAACACTTCCTTAAGTTCTTTATCTGTTATTGGTTTGCGTTCTACGGGCTTAATGTCTTTATCTTTCCAGTTATCCTTATGCCCACACCTGTTGCAGTAAGCACCACCATCCTCAAACAAGATTAGGTGGTTGCTTGTTGTGTCATTTCCTTTCTCTGCACATGATGGGCACTGTGTATCTCCTATGATGTCACTCACTCACACACTCCCTTAAATTCACCAGCTTTTATAAGCTGAAAGTTAACAGGTCTACTCTGGCAGTTCTCAACACAAACATTTATGTACCTACTATCAACCTCGTCATCCTTAAGCTTGACTGTGTTTTGATGTACATGCCCATGTATATTCTTCCTGCCCCTCAACTCGTCAGGGTGAATAGGTGAGTGAGTTAGCCAGTATCCTTTGTACCTAACCATACCTAGAACATCTTCAAAGTACTTAGCGTACACATCTAGCTGTAAGCAATCGTGATTACCTCTGACTAGGATCTTCCTAGCAGGTATCTTATCGAGCATCTCCATCTTCTCTATCTCGAAGCAGACATCACCTAGTATATACAGGATATCTCTCTTACTAGAGCACACAGTAGCTATGCTATGTATCAACATAGCATCATGTTGTTCAGTAGTATCACCTAGCCTCAGGTCTCCACTGAAACCAAGGATGTTCTTGTGTCCTATATGAAGATCTGATATGAAGTATACATTACTCATCTCCATCTTCCTCGACAAAAGAGTCTGCGTATACCTCTGTATAAGCTCTTCTAAAGTCTGTCAACTCCTTTATAAAAGTGTCTAGCTTGTCCAGCCTCTCAGTAACTTCTTCTTCTGTAGCAGCAAAGAAGCTTATATTTATAGTCGAGTTACAGTCTGTAACTCTCAAGTTTGCCCGAACCTTCCCTTTGGCCTTTTTAAGGGACATCTCCATCTTCTCTGTAGCGCTCATCTCCCACCAATTCTCGGGTCTGTCTAGTCCTGTCTTAACATACCAACAAGCAGAACCAAACTCGTTCTCTTTCTCACCTAGGAATGCCTTACTAGATCTCTTCATCATCTTTGCCCCTCATCCGTACGTAACCTATCACCTGTCTATTAGTATACACATAGCCATGAGCTAAGTTGCAAAAAACTACAGACAATAAAAAACCCAGACAGCATTACCTGTTTCTGGGTCATAATCTTGTCACCTTTGCCCGATGGAACAGGGGCTCGTACCTTACATCAAGAACTCTTCTCAGGTGTTTCTTTTCTTATTGTAGCTCTTTGGCTATAAAATCTCTAGCTCTTTTTAGTCTGGACTTTACACAGCCCTCTGTTATACCAAGATGAGTAGCTATGTTCTTATACGTCATACCTTCTACTTCCCTTAGTGTGTACACATTCATGTACTTACTATCAAGCTTGTTGATTGATCCAACAAGTACAGCCTCAACTTCAGCTGCAATAAGAATATCCTTTGGGTCTGCTAGTAGCTCAGTATGTTCGTTGTCGTACACCTCACTTCTGTAAGATATAAAATTCTTCTGTGCTTTGTAGAAGTTCTTCAGCACGTTAAAGGTTATCTGATATAACCATGTAGACAAGGAATACTTGTTATCATAGTAAGCCGAGAAACGGTGTACTTTTATAAAGACTTCTTGTACTAGATCCTCAGCACTGTCTCTATCTTTAACCCTCCCCCTAATCATCGTTAGGAGTTTTGGTTGGTAGGTCTTATAGGTCTTGTCAAAATCAATAGACATTATCAACATCCCCTATATGAGTATACAGAAAAAGCCCAATAAGTTTCAAAAATAAATTAAGAAACTACTGGGCTAAGGCAGGACTCTTGTCATAGCTAGTAGAGTCTGACGAGATACCTGCATAATACCAAGTACCTCATGCGACTCTACTACTCGCCAGATCACCTAAGCCGCTACTAAAGTAGTGCGAATACTTCAGCGATCTCTGTTAACTCTGGCTTTATAACTACGCTGTACAGCAGTGCTGCTTGATTAAGCATCAAGCGTACCGTATGAAATAACTCATTACTAAACGGTACTGTTACTGGGTGTAAGCTTAAGAATCCAATATTCATAGGTTACTCTGTCTTCGTGAAGAAGAGTGTTAAAAGCATGATACTGAGTACAGTACCTAAAGCCCACGATGCGTTAATAAGATATGCACCTTCAAGCTCCGAGTAGATACCATAAGCATTTACTGCTGTTAAGACTGTCATACCCGTATAGAGGATACGACGTTTAAAGATGCCAAGGGGTGTGGGACTGTATAGAACGACAGCCCCGCCTTTGCCTTTGCTTCCTTTTGTTTTGACACCAATGTGTGTAACTTCGGCATTCTTTTCTAGTGTTTTTTGAGTGCTCATAAGCGCCTCCTTATCTGTTAAGATTAGTTGATCGGTTAGGTGCAGCTCAGGTGTTTCACGAATTAGAGTCCTTGTTGAGAGGGTACTCTCATCCCCACTCAGGTACTACAGACAATTACAGTGCGATATTAGTGTACTGTAGAGGAAATATCAACCCCCTTTAAACCACTACGATACCTAGGCATTACGTACTCGACATCATAACGTTCAGCGATGCCCCGTAATCCTTCGTAGTACTCATCATCAAAGATGCCTTTACGTACAGTTACCTCATGCTTGAGCCGTAACATATCAAAGTCAATCAACATGCACATATGCACAGGACTAAAAGAGGCTTGAGAATCAAACAGAATTTGCGAAGTTAATTCGTTATTCATTTTATTTCTCCTAACATTTGAAAAGAAAAGTACAGCTAGACTGTCCCAATCACGACCGATGCTACACGCCAACAGTTGATGGCATCACAGGTAGACGGCCTTACTTTATTGAGATAGTCTCCTTCCTTTCATACTGCCTGTCCATTACAGGATAGAGTGTCATGTGGTATGACAACTCCACCTTCCCTTCATTAGCGTCTAGTAGGTTGCCATTACATGGCACATCCTCCACCGCACCCCTACCAGAGTGTCCTCTTGCACCGAACAACGCTTGCATGAAGATGATAACGATATTGAGTATATGTATACCCATAAGGTTCTCCTCTCTATTGGTTTATGTTAAGGTTACAGTCTGTAACTTGCTTACTCCTATCATGTATGGATAGGTATAGCATCAATACTGCAACCACCTAGTCAAGTCTCTATTGAAGAGTGGAGACTTAGTACAACACTCACGGATTTGCAATCCGCCCTTGTATCACAGCATTACGGTTACATTACCTTCTGTGACCAAGCACCACTACCTCTGCCATTACTTGTCACTGATTGTAGGTGACAATGGCATGGGTATTACGTTGGTATAACATAACCTACCTAATAAGATAGGTTATAGTATACCTTACCTCCTAATATATTCAATGAATTTCCAGTACTCTATCTGTAGGACAGCATGAAGGTGAGAGGATATTACACCACCGCCTAACACGTAGTCCACTAGCAACGCCGTCATAATAGCCACGAGTGTTGCTATAAACATCCTGTACAGTACTGTACCTACTGCTTTTATGGCAAATCCTATGCCAGTAAAAAGCAGGTCAATCTTCCTAAACAACGTCAGGGTTTTCACTGGCAGGCTCCTTGTCTAGATAAGCTTTCAGACTACTAGCCATACGTTCTCTGGCCACTGTCTTACCATCTGCATATCCCTCAGCATAGGCGTTCTCTGTCGAACACGAGAGTTCGGCGTGTACTAGAGTAAGTTGGCTAACTGTTAACCTACAATCCTCTAGGATGCCTATGGTATCCTTACCTATCTCCTCCACTAAGATCAAACCTGTGTTGTTTGCAAAGTCTAAAACGACTCCAAAGGTTTTCATTGGTGTTCCTCCTCTTAAGTTAACACCCGAGACAGCCTTAAGGCTCTATCGTCCGCTCACCACGGATACCCTTAAGGGCGTGGCCCTAGACGCATAACGCTTGACCACTGCTTAAGGCTGTGTCAGTTATCAACTTGTCGTTCTGTTGATATGTCTACTAGTTCGGAGATCTTACTAGGTGAGTTACAGACTGTAACCTCTGCTGTATCAATCACCTAACATCTCTTACTCCTGAGAGTGTACGTAACCTTTCGCATGAGGGGTAGAAAGCCTCAGAGGTTTCAAACTCCTGCTACTTATGGTCGATGGGGTGCACACACAGCAGTTAGACATAAAACTATGGGACTAGCAGTTAGTGCAAGGTGTACTTGCTCTTTAAGAGTACATCAAGTAGAGTCACAGAGTTATTTTCTTTCCCATGATTCTCTTTCTCTTTCTTCTGCTTTTCCTTACCCTTGTTTTGGTTTCCATTCTTGTCATAGCCATCACGAATTGACTTGTACTTAACACCGACTCGCTTCTCAAGTATAGATGTATCCACTTGAGTCTCATAGTATGCTTCTGAGTTATCCAACAGGTACAACTGCAAAGTCTCTAGGTCATCACCCACGTTTTTAGAGGCTATCGTATTGAGATTTGACAGCTTCATGTATTTGGACTTAGCTTCCTGTAGTAGAAAATCAAGAGCACGTACCTCTTCAGAGAGGTTACGAAATGGTGCGTAACGAAGGGAATACCAAGGCTTATAAGTTGCCATTAGATCCCCATTGGTAATAGTACGCCTAAACATACATCACCTCCTACTAATTAGAATTGAATTAAAGGATTTGCTACACTGTAATTGTCTTACTGATTAACTAGCTGTGTATCCTGTATGGAGAGTATGTGCTTAGATGCACAGACACACAGGTGCAAGGGTCGCTTGCTTATTTCCACAGCATGGACTGTTCCGCTTCTATTGTTAGGCTTCACTAAGTACAGTCAACTTCTTCCTAGATGTTACACTCACTGTTTTCCTTTATCGACCTTAGCCTTTGGGCCTAGCCAGTGAGAGATTGTTGATTTTGCTTAGTTGTTTATGGCCCTCGCTAAGATCAACGGTCTTCGTGCCAATGTGGTTGGCTAAAATATTTATCATGCGGTCTAGTACCAACTCCCTGCCGCTATGAGCTTTACTCGTGTGTCCTATTCTTATGATGTAGGTGTAAGGATTACCTACGGTCTCTCCTTCCAGAGCAAGGCACTACGCATACGTTGTATATAGCGGAGTGTTGTACCTTACCTGCTGTAAGTGGCGAGGTGCGCTGCGTCCTCTTAACCGGTGTAGAGGGTTACAGTCTGTAACTTGTTAAAACATACAGCTCATAAAGAGCTATGGTGGTTTGTCTTCTTGTTGATAAAACTCAAGATACATTACGTACACCTGTTGTGTTGCGCTTTACTGGATACCACTATTGTGCTTACGCAATGCCGCTATAAGCAGACTAGCGTGATCTTTCTTTTTCTGAAGCGCTTCAATGCGCCTTGTTTTAGTAACCTGTTGCTTAGCCTTCAGTATAGCAAAGGCTTTGTCACGTTTAACAGCAAAGGGATTAACTTCTGTATTCATTACACCTACTGCTTTATCCAACAGTTTAACTCCTTGTGCTAGGACTTTATAGGTGCCTGTCTTACGCAGCTCATGCTCGCGATACCCCTCCTTAGAAGTAGAAAGGTAAGCCTTGAGTACTGTTGCACGTTGTAGCAGTTTCTTCCAGTCGCCATCGTAGATAGGGGGAGCAATACGTGAGCCTAGCCCTTTCAATTCAGTGACTACAGTGGTGCTGTGGAGCAAGGCAACGTTACACCCTATTCTACGCAGATCATTCACCTCTTGCATTACACGCAATGCTCGGCGAGGTTTCCTATATTCTGTGTTGTTAGCCCAACGTCTATACGTGCGACGTTCATCACTGACAACGATTCGTGTGTTGCATTCTTTATCGAAATGCTCTCGTACTTCACCCACTCTACGTGAATCATAGGGGCTAAGTCGAACAAAGGCTTTCAAAGGGTCATCCCTAAACTGCACCTTAAACAGTTCAAACTGATTTGCAAGTGTTTTTACTGTGGCCTTGCTTGTTGCACTTGCGGTTTTACTACGGTGTAAGTACATATCCCAATTCATGAGACTGATAGTACCCTCCGCATTTTCTAACTCTCTTTCAAGAGCTTTTATCTTAGTCCCTTGACACGGTGTGTCATTGCCCATCAAGACAAGGACTTCTTCCTTAAGCCCCGCATTCTCCTTCAAAAGCAAAGAGACTTCATAATCCTTACGAGAGCTTAAGACTGTTACACCCCTAGCTGTAGTGAAGGGCTTTGCTATAGCCTCCCAATCCACATGCCAAGCACCTGCTGAATAGTACGTGTACAACGTAACAATATCAGGCCAATCTTCCGGCTGAAAGTTATTGATATACCACTGGATGTCTTTGACAGCGGGTGTAAAGCCCGGGTCATTCCTATAGAACGAAGACATTGTGGTACCATCCATTGTACCATTAGGTAACTTAGGGGTTACAGTCTGTAACTTCTCCCTTACTGCTGGCGGATACATGCCACCTTTAAGGAAGTCAGAGATAGGTCGTCCACTAGGGGTTAGCCCCGTCTTCTCCTCTCTCTTTATACGCAAGTACTCAGTCCACGTAATTACCCCGTGTGACTGCGCTATGTTTGTAGGGCCAACGAACTTGCGATCATCGTTAGCTGCTTTGGTTTTCTCAGTACGCTTACGTACCGGACAACCTTTAGCTTCCCACTCTGAAAGTGTTAAGCTCGTAGTGCTACCATGATGACGTGTATCAAGAAGCGTTAACTCCCTGATAATATAAGCTGTTTCCTCTCCTTCACTTGGTGCCGCAGGATGTGAATCACCCCAATACCTCATCATGTTTATTTCCCACTCTAACTCCTCGCTTTTGGAGCGCGTGGTTACAGTCTGTAACCTACCTTCTATAGGTATTACAGGTGCCTTTACCTTGTCCTGTTTTGGAGGCGGAACTAGGTATACATCCTCATTTAATAGAGGATCAATCAACCTGTTGTTTAGGGCAACAGTTTTTTTCTTGAATGGAGGTGGCTCAGGCCCAGTATCAGGGATAATGTGGCATATCTTGCCACTCCATAGAGTCTTGTAACGACTCACTTTCTTTTGGTGTGGTTTCCTCTTCATTGCAAAGTCCTCAATTACGACCCTTGCAAGAGGATAGAGACTTCCTAACAAATCCCTATACTCTTACAAGGGACAGTAAATTAGTGAGAGCGAGTAGCCTATAACTCAAGGTTACAGACTGTAACTCGCTCTTACGCTTGTTACAACTAGCCTCATCCTGTAACTGGTACAGGGACTAGCCTTATTGTACCCTCTCTATGAGACTATGAACCGCCTCGTAAACCAGAAGCACAACGACGTATCCTTACACATGGCAAACCCTTTCACCATAGTCCTATGGTGTTGTATAGACAACCTATCTCTAGCAGACCGAGGCGCACGCCATGCCCTCATAACACTAGCGCATTAAGTTTATGCTATCAGACTATCTTCATAGGCGATTGCTTTAGTGTCCTTTGTTTTGATTTTGCTAGCACATCGGGGCATGATCACACGTTACAGACTGTAACCTCATACAAATAATGCTAGACTTTCAGTGCTAGACCATAACGCAATAAGGTGCGGCTGTTATGGTGGACGTGTATGCCCTGTTAGGGCTGCTATAGTGTAATGCGATTCATGCTTAGCATGTACGCCACTAATAAAGACAAGCCTTTACCTTGTAAGGTGTAGCACTACAGCCAGAGGCTGCTAGTGTGCTGCTTATCTAGCTTACACGAACAATAAGAACCGCCTACAGCGGCATGGCCTGCATTTCAACACACCTTTATGACTCATAATACCCCACCCTTCTGCCTTAGATCGGCAGGTGTGGCATGATACTTCCTATAAAACAATAAGCACAACGCAACAAGCCTTAAGAGCACAACAGGTTAAAAACTTGTAGCTAACAACAGGTTAACAACTTCTAGCTGCCAATAGGTAGCAAGGGCTTAGCTGGTGGCTGTTTTCACATGACTAAACTTACCCCCCACTTTTTGCAGCTTACCAATTGCCCCTTCCGCTCCCTGAATAACACGCAAGGCTTGGTCTTCAGGCAATTGAGCAAGGTGTTTAATTAAAATGCCTAGACGTGCCTTCAATTTGTCAGGCAGGTTGCTTGTTACAACTGAAATGGTTGACATATCCTTATTAGTGGACTTGGCAGTGCCCCCATCTTTCTTCTTACCGCTAACAGTACCACCAGCACTGTTACCACCGGTTACTTTATCGGCCGCCTTAATATACGATGTATACGTGTCGAACTTACGAGGGTCTACCCCATTTTTAATACCTCTGCGCAAGTTAGACTTACGCACCTTGTAGCTACCAACATACTTTGAAAAAGTCATGGTTAGATCGTTGGTTAACTCGATAACCTCAAGGAGTAGGTTGGCTTCCATTTCGCCAGTGGCTTTAAGAAAAGCCGTATCAATAGGGTAGACTTTGTTACCCTTTCCGTCAATCTTAGGGATAAATGCACTATCCCCTAACTCTAACACTTGCTCTTTTAGCAAAGCGAAGAAGTCTTCAGCAAGGCCACTTGCTTTAATTGCGTGGTCGAGATAAGAACGACCAACGCTATCATAGTGCGATACTTCTTTTTTTACTTCTACAGACATAGTATTCTCCTTAATCTGTAAGAAAGATAAGTAACAAAAAGGCACTAGGAATACCCACGTTTTAAGTAGGTATTATGTCGTGCCCTCTTGTTACACCTGTATTATTAAGGCACCAGCTTACACCACACCTTAACATGCCTATACTCTTCTTTAGTATAGGGCTTGCCAATAGACACAGCTATAAAACTGTGCCTATCAGTCAAGCCTTATATGGAGACTTGTAGCACTATGGGGTAGGCCAACGCTAGTGCGCCACACAACAGTATAAGAACTGACAATAGCAGTGCGCTACGTATCGTCCCCCGTACTTTCAGCTTTTTCATTGGTGTGTTTCCTCACTCTTAGGAAAGGTAAACAACTCAAAGACTGCTTTATCAAGCATTAGCCTCTCCTAGGGTGTGAGTTGTGCCAAAGTTTTATCGTCTTCAACCACCATTACTACAAGTACGGCCTCTTCTTCCTGAGGCAGTACTTCAGGCGGACTACGTCCAAGGTTTTCTTGCTTATGTGCACTTAATTTTTCTAAGCCTGCCTCGAGTTGCTTATCTATACATCCTGTCAAGGGAGCACAGGCAACAACCAACAGGCAGAGAAACGCCGTTGTATATTCTTTCATAGTTAACACCTTTCTTTATTAGTGACTGAATTGCCACAATATAACAGCAACACGCTGTTATGGGTTGATACTGTGCGCCTTAGCAAGGGATTCGACTCTTTCAGTACCAACCTATAACAAAATGTTACTAAGCTGCCTTAAGTTGCAGACCTAGCGCCCTTTCAATTCTAAGCACGATAGAGGCTACTACATGGGCCTTCCCCCCATGCTCCTGTACTTGGTCAAGGAATCTTATGTCTTTCTTTAAGGCATTCTTCCATCCTTCAGACTTCCTTATGTGCCATAGGTTAGTGCGTTGTTCTCCTCTCGAGTAGGCCATGTGACCTTGTTGAAAATGAGGAACAAATGCACCATCTACCAGTTGTCCACTTGTATGTAAGCTGCGCTCCCTTGCAAGCTTACCCGAAATTGTCTTGTTGACCTTACTCATACCCTTTACTCCAAGTTGAAGTGTGATTGTCTCATGTACGAACACTAACTAACAGTTACAATTTTGTAATCTCTTTTATCGTATGCACTGGCAAACAAAGGGCATTTACCTTGCACACGAACAGAAGTTAATCCGCTCTTCCAATAGATAGAGTACTTAATACTATCTATGGTGTAATGGGATGCGCTCTTGCTTCTTCTAAAATTACCTTTGAACACGGCATGTACTCCTAAGTTGATTAATGATAGGCATAGTTTTACGTCTAGTCACCTTCACCTTATAGCCTAGCTTAGTATAATAATCTTGATAGTAGTCAGCATTAGTTTTGTCTCTGCCTACTTGCATACGGCGCAACACCTTGTCCGCCTTGTTTGATATGGTTAAGAGGTACATACTAATCTCCATACCTTGCATTACAATGGCTCTTAGCTGCCTTGAGTGTCTTAAATTGTGGAAAATGGCTCTTAGGGGCATACAACCCTTTTTTAAAAGGTTGTACCAACCACAATAAACCTTCAGAGGGTTTGACCTTAGTTATAAACAAAGTATCTACCTCCTCCCCAGAAATTTCTCTACAGGTATAAAAACCAGCTTGACCCTTTTTAAACTTTAACATAAATTACCCTTTCGTTGGTTGATCTTAATAATAGAGCCACACAATAACACAGCCCTATTATTAAGTTCATTACCGTTTTGTCATGTTACTCCTCACAAAACTTTAGAAAATCTCCTAACTCTACAGGTGACTGATTACACAAGTAACCTAAACGAGACCACTTATCAGTTAACCTGACAGCTTCCTTCAGTGACACAGGCTCAGGGGTATGCCTTTCGTGCTCTATGTAGCGGTCAACGTCTGCTTTCTTTACACGCAACCTCTCTTGCTTTGTGTTTCTCCTTATAACAAAGAGGCTCCACTTACAGGCATACACCATGAACAATAGCGGCTCTACTGTAGGTGTGCGGGGTATTATACGCTTACTCACAGCAACCACCGTTGCACTCGGATAGGAAGTAAGACCTGGCTCTTTCCTTGCGCTCCACTGTGTCAGTAACAGCCTTGGCCTGTTTAATGCTCCAAGAAGGGAGCACACGAAGGGTGGCTATCCTGTTAAGCTCAGTCCAGTAGGCAAAACGTGCTGTACTTATGTCTACCACAAACCTCCTTTTATCACTGTGTTTGAGTAGATTACGATAGAACTGTTCATTAAACTCTCTCATGACATACTCCTTAAGTCTTTTTTGATTTCAGCAAGTAAGAAATGAGCAAGAGAAAAGCGACGCTTACCGTACCTAGTACGCTTATCCCATTTGTTATAATAACCGTAGTGATGACAGCCATTTCCTTCTATAGGAAAGAAACCCCTCTGGCTTTCTTTCTTTGGCCCCCAACGTCCTGTTATGCTAGAGACAAAACTATAGGGTCTGGGATTATTTTGAATATCTCCTAAACATAGGTAATGACACAAACCCGCACCATACCAAAGACCTTCTTGTTTAGCGGCTACCTTAACACCTTCATTAAGTAACACCCTTAACTTCCTCACCATTTCTTCTTTCTCTGCTTTAGTAATCATGTAACACCTCCACCTTCAACCAAAGGGTAAATAACAACAGCCAGTAGAACAACACTGGCAACACCAGCAACAACGCTTAAGCCCACTATCAACAGCAAGTCTCTGATAAGCATAATCTCTAACTCCAATTAAATTGATAGCTATATAGCTAGAGGCTATCAATATCTATATTCCGCATAATATACATATCCGTATATTGATGCGCCCATATGTCCTTCTCAAGCATTACCTCCCTACTTAAGAGGCTACCGAATGAGTCGGATTTAGTTAGGTTAACCCATAATCAATAGCCCATTGTATCTATCTTTGAAGTTACGTTTCTTCTCTCTACTACAGGTAGGTGGTTCCAAGCGTCCATAGCATTATCCCAAGCTTTTTCGCCAGGTCTGGTGCAATCCTTTTCTTGGTCTACTAGCTCGTTATACTTTGCATCGTACTTAATGAAGCGGTTAACACCTTTCTGGTGTTTCTTGCTTAAAGCAGTGATGCTAATAGAAGAAGAAGGTATGTTGTACGTTTGCATGGTATACGCCTCAAGTCAGTTAATTACACCTATATACAATGCCAAGTCCATACCAACTATAAAAACACTGTATAAATCAATGGTTTACAACATACCACTGTACATCTAGACAGTAAGTTACAGACTGTAATGAGTAGTAAGGTAACAAAGATTGTTACATTAGGTAGCAAGGTAACAATCTAGGTAACATAGTGATCTAGATGAGAATGATTCCTATTTAGGTATTAACTATGTGTAATTAGGTATATATGTGGCATATAGTGTGCTTTATTTTGGTATGAGGGTTTTGTAGCAAATAACGTACCATATCCACCCTAATTACTAGGAGATTGCCCATAATTAATATATATATCAGTGACATATTAATTGCAAGGGGGAAGGGGGGTTGGGGCCATGCTTTTACTGCATTCGAACCCAAAAAATTACCTATAAATAATTTTTCGTAATAGCCTTGCCCTAAATAAAGTTTCAGAATTTAGGCTAATTAGGACAATTAAATTTATTTTCAATTATTTTTGAAACTTTTTATTTAGTTTTGTGTATACTATAGTGAGTCTAATTAAGAATAGGACTAATTAGGACTCATATAGAATTAAGTAACTTGTTCTCTTCGAGAACGGGATAGAAAAGAAAAGGACGATATTGGACTCCTTACTAGAACATAAAGGTTATATAGAACATGGTTGACAATACAATATTAAATCTAGGTGTAGGTGGCGACACCATTGCTTCGGAAGATAGAGGTTGTGTTAAGTATCAGAAGGCTCTGATAGAGACAAATGACTCTGGCTCTATTGACGCCTTTGGTAGACTAAGAATATCTAACCATGAAACTATTTTTGACAGCTCTCTCTTAAATGGAAGTAACGATCCTCTATTCTGTGAGAACAAGCAAGTGTCTGGGACTTCCACGTCTCCCACTACTGTCACAGCTGATAAGCCTTATACAGATCTAGCTAGTGACACGGCTTACCTACATTTATTTAATGATGCAGGAGTGCTAATAGACTCAGGCAGCAGCTTCTTAGTGGCGGAGGATACCTAATGGTAGTAGCTAATACTTCGCTAGAGTTCAGCATATCTACGACTTGGAACGGGTCATCTTTTGACTGGAGTCAGAGCTATACCGTTCCCACAGATGCAGACGTTTTAGTATTGCGAATAGTGGGTAGCGATAACGCCCCTGACTCCGTTCTGTATAACGGGTCGGCGTTAACTTTAAGAGCCTCACAGTCAGACAGCAATGCTCAGGCAGCATACATTTATGATATAGATGTACCAGACGCAGGCGCGAACGACATAGTTTTGAACACAGGCGGATTTGCGAGAGGCTACTTAGTAGTAGTGACGGCGCTATCAAGTGTAGACCTTGCAGCTCCTCGTGGTACACCATTAAGTCAAGGCGGCTTTTTATCCTCAGTATCTCAAAATGTAACGACACTTATAGGAGGGATGGTTCTTGATGTTTTAGGGCTGCAAGATGACCAAACGGCTACTGTAGGTGCAGGCCAGACGGAAGAAGTAACGGCCTCGGTTTCAGCCGCAGGACATATTGGATATGCCTCTAAAGAGGCTGCAACTGCAACTACAACTACAATGTCTTGGAGCGCTTCAGCAGGAGACTGGACGACGTTCGTAGCGCAACCGTACAACCCTGCCGCATCTGGCCCAGTAATAGACACAGAGCCCACCGAGCTAACCTTAGGTGTAGAAGACACAATAACAGTAAGCGGTGTATCAGTAGCCCCAGACACAAGCGACACGATAACCAATGGCGCTGCAACGATAGCAATTACCAGCGTTACTGGGTCAGATCCTTACATACTGACATACACACCTCAGATCACTCTACCGAAAAAGCTAAGTGCAGTAGGGTACGCGTGGACACTTAATCTAGACGCTGAAACTGTTGATACCTCAGTGCTGCCTCTTGACCCGCAGGTAGGTTATAGTTTTACAGACTTAACTTCGGTAGCTACAGCAGGGGACAGAATAACAGCCGTTCCAGACTTGTCAGCTAACGACCAGCTTGAACACCAGATCTTCTTATACCAAGGTGGCTCACCAACCGATCATACTGTAGTTATTAACGCTGATGCTACATTTACGATCACTCAAGGCGCGCTACCAATAGTTGACGGATCTTACACGTTTGAGGTAAGGGCTTGGAGTGCTTCGGTTAATCTATGGGGTACAGCAGCAGACCAAACAGTCACGTTTGGTGGAGGTACGTCTTCATCTTTCTATTCTAACGAAGGTATGATAGCCTTCTTCAGAGCACAGACAGGACTGTCTACTTACTCTTTCAACGAACTAGCTATAGCCTACTACAACCAAGTAGGTGGTAATAGTTCACCACAGTTTAACGATGCCCTAAAGGCAGCACAGGATGCAATACCCTTTAAGGGCTTAGCACCTACAGATTGGAGAAACTTCTAATGGGAGTTCAGGTTCAACTGCGCGACATCTTAGCTGGATTTCTTTCAGCTACGACACATACAGCTAACAATACCTTAGTAGAGACAGGGATGAACAAAGCCTTGGATCGTACAGGTACCATAGATAATTCTATGGAAGTTGATATAGACATGAGCGACAATAGTATTCTTAATGTAAGTATAGTAGAAGCAGAGACTTTACAACTAGCAGGAAATCTTGTAGCTCCTACAGACTTAGTTGTGACTACCTTACCTGTACAAACAGGGCACTCAGGAAAGCACTTAGAAACTAATGGCACTGCTGCTTTTTGGGGATTGACTGATAACAAGAAGGAGCAAGTAAAGAACTTCAGTACGTTGGCCCTAGCTGTATCAGATACTACTGTATCTGAAGGAGACTCTCTCAATATAGCACAGCGCACAGCAGGCAATGGTGGAGGGGCAATGTGGGACGTAGTCCTGAGTGCCACAGTCACCGAAAACACCTTTAATATTGTTCAGAGTGTGGGGGTTGGTACTTTGAGCTTAGTCCTTAGAACTGGAGGCACCCCAGACGCAATACAGGCCGGTGCGGTGGGCGATGGCGTAGCTAATGACACGTCCGTGTTAGTGAGTATGCTAACTCAGTTCGGGATAGTAAGAATACCAGCAAGTAAAGATTGTTTAATAGCGTCCAATCTAGAAATCCCTAGCGATAACTGCACGATCGTCGGTGATGGTATAAATAGTGGCAGTAAGATTTCCTTCAGTGGAGACAATCGTAGGATACACGCACCTTTTGATAATTTTACAATGCGCGATCTAGAGGTTGATGGTAATAAGCCTAACGTTGGCTACGAGACAGTGAATAACACTGACTATGGTGTTAACATTGGCGACTCTGTTGCCTCCGTTATAACCGGCTTTCTTTTTGACGGCGTTAGATTTAAAGACATAGGTCTTGACGGCATCCGTTTGCAGAACTGTAGTAATGTTCGCATTGAGGACAATTGTGAATTTATAAATTGCAGGCGGTGGGGCGTTGTCATTATTCCTGATGCCTTTTCACAAGATGATATATATATCGGCGGTCACTATGATTCTTCTAATGGCAGCGGGCCTAGTGGTAAAGAGTTTCCGTTGGGAGCTGTAGACACTGAACCGAACGGCGGTCATCCCACGGTGAACTTAACTAATGTTCGGTATGGGAGAGTTTATTCAAATAGAGGGGAAGTAGCGATCCTCGATGTTGCAAATGACACTCTCGATGTAACTATGCATGGCGTTCATGTTGAGGATTCTTTTTTACGTATCACTAATAACAAATTCAGCTTGGCTGATGTGACTATTTCAGGCGATGAGGGAGTGCTGAGAATAGACAACCTTGACTCTCTCGCCACAGAGCTTAGAGACATTGACGTTAGGTTTATCAACTCGGGGCGAGACGAAAAGTTTTTGGCAGGTGCAGAGAAACGAGCTAATTGGTTTAGAGCAGACTATGGTGATAGTTCGTCTTTTGGTGTATCCGCAAGCGTTGGTGGCACAGGATCAGTGGGACAAGTTGCTACTAATGTAGATGGTCATGACGTATCACTTACCAAAATGTCTTTAGCTGTTGGGGCCGGTAACGCTGTATTAACTCAGAGTTCAACTGCTAACATATCGGCAGGTGATCAAGTTTTCATGTATCTAGAAGTTGATAGAACAGATGGCAACACGTCAGGAACTCCATTTTTTAACATGAGAGTTGGCGCAGCTGGTGAGATATTCACGGTTCAAAAACTAATTGAGCAGGGCATTACAAAGATGGCTTTTGCTATCAACGCCCCCGTAAATATTGTTACCCCTGCTATTTCCTTTGGCCTTACTGCTACGGCAGATGTGGCAATAGATGTGGTCGTGAGAAAATGCTTCTTGTTTGTTAACCCTGAAAAAATTGATAACTCAAGGATTATTATTAAACCTTTCTCTAAGATAGATAAATACACCGGCACCGGCACCGGCTTTGTTTCCAATCCGTCAGGAGACGTTTTCTACACAAGAGCAAACAATGTTGTCACACTGACAATTCCTTCAGGTGTTTTTTCGTCAACGAGCAACAGTACATCCTTCACAATTACTGGAATGCCTCTTGAGATAAGACCGAAGGGGTCAAGAGTAGGCTTCGGAAGAGGTATTGATAATGGAGCTGGCTTGACGAACCCCATAACGCTAGAGGTAAGTACTGGCGGAGAGATAAGGATAAACGCTGATTCTTCAGGGGGTTCTTGGACTGCTTCAGGGACAAAAGGAGTATCTAACACTACGTTTAGTTATAATATTGAGAGCAGTCAATAACAATTTCTCTTTACCTTTTCTGTTACCATCTAAATCTACGTTTAGATCTTAATCATTGTGGAGTGTTCTTTCAGTGACAAATTTTAAAAGCTCTCAGAACTCTTGGAAGACAAAGACACTCTTCTATGATATGTGTGGAGTAGCGGCAAGAGAGAAACATCAACCTCCCTTCACTCTCCATGAGATTGATATAACGAAGGAAGGTGTTGAGTACAAGTCTTTATATAAGATATACATGGCAGCTCTAGATGAGTATACCTTTGTGACAGAAACCTTAGGGTCTATGTCTCATTGGGAGAAGCTACAGAAGTCTGTATGGTTTAGAGAAGGCTACAGACAGCACAGAGGTGTAGCAGCTTGGAAGGAAGACATGAGGCTAAGAGATGAATCCCTAGCTAGAAAGGTTCTCCTTACAGCAGCTAAAGAAGGAGATGTCAGCGCGGCTAAGAAGCTGTTTGATATGACTAAGAAGCCTGCTGAGGCAAAGAGAGGCACCTTCGTAAAAGAAGAAGCTAAGAAAGAAGCTGTACAAAGAGTAGACGAGAAAGAGCTCTGGGAAGACACAGCTCTAAGACTGAATGTAGTTAAGATATACGACTAGGAGTTTAAATGTCTTCGCAAAGACTGACTAAAGAAGGTATAAGAAAGCAGTGTGAACAAGACCTTTGGTCTTTCGCCTTAACAGTGAATCCTACGTATGTCTACGGTGATATTCACGAGAAGGTGTACAGATGGTTATCCTCACCCGAAGCCTTCTCAAGACAGCTCCTGTTGCTTCCTAGGGGGCATCTGAAGTCTCACTGTATAGCTACATGGTGTGCATGGATGATAACCAAGAAGCCTTGGATATCCATAGTCTATTTATCGGCTGGTGAGGATCTTGCAAAGGATCAGCTGTACGCCATAAAGAACATGATGACATCAGCTAGGTACAAGAAGCTTTGGCCCGACATGATAAAGGAAAGAGAAGGTGATAGGGATCAGTGGTCAGCTTACAGCTTCAATGTAGATCATCCTTCTAGAAAGGAAAGAGGCATACGAGATCACACAATCATTGTAAAGACAGTCAGAGCAAACTTCATTGGACTACACTGTGAAGCCTTAGTCTTTGATGATGTGGTTGTACCACGTAATGCTTATAGTGAAATAGGTAGAGCTGAAGTAGGTAAGGCACTGTCACAGTGTACATCTATACTGAACACAGGTGGTGTTATCAAAGCAGTAGGTACAAGGTACCATCCACAAGATGCTTACTTTGATATGATGAAAGCCCTGTATAAGATATGGGATGAAGTGGCAAGAGAGTTTGTAGATGAATCTCCTCTCTGGGAAGTCCTTGAAGAAGTAGTAGAAGATCAAGAAGACGGCACTGGAAACTTCTTATGGCCTCGAATCAAGTCTCCTAAGGATGGAAATTGGTACGGGTTTGATGTACAAGAGCTAGAGATCATAAGATCTGATTACTTCTCTAAGGGAGAGCAATCACAGTTCTACGCACAGTACTACAACAACCCTAACGACGAAACAACTAACATACTAGACAGGTCAAACTTCCAGTATTACGACCCTAAGTTCCTGAGCTCTAATATGGGATCAGTTGCCTACAAAGGTAAAGCGCTTAGAGTCTTCGCAGCAATGGATGTAGCTTGGACAGATGCCTCTGAATCAGGAGGCAAGACAGCAGATTATACGGCAATAGCTGTAGTAGGAGTAGATGAAGATAGCTACTACTACATCCTAGACCTAGACAGGTACAAGACTAACAGCTTCATCGTATACTACGATAACATAATGAGACTTGCCAACAAGTGGCACTTCAAGAAAATAAAGATAGAAACAAACGCTGGTGGTAAACTGGTAAAGAATGAGATAGAAAGGTTAGCTAGAGAGAATGGCGGTCTTCTGTCAGTAGACAGCAAGTCACATACAGGGGTCAATGCTAAGTCTAAGATATTGCGACAGTATGCGATAGTTAATCCAAAGTACGAGCTGAAGTCTATCTTCCATAGAAGAGACGGTTTGACTTCAATCCTTGAGGAAGAGCTTATCTTAGAAAGACCACCACACGATGACCTCGCCGACGCCTTAGGCATGGCACTAGAAGATTGTAAACCACCTATGAAGAGACGCACGTACATGGACTCAGAACAGAAAGTTATAACTAACACCAGATTTGGTGGGAGAGGGGGGCGATAAGTATGGCTACTACAGGTGCTAATACAGCAGATTTCCAGAATGCATTAAGTTCAGAGGCTACCTTAGCAGGTAGTATCTTTAACTTATGGACAGAGTGGAAGGGTGCAAGAAGCCTCGCAGAAGATAGATGGACAGAGACAAAGAAGTATGTCTACGCTACCTCCACAAGGGACACCACTAATGCAAAGAATGGTTGGAGCAATACAGTTAATCGTCCTAAGCTTTATCATATTTTTAATAACCTCTTGGTTAACACTGACGCTTCTCTTTTCCCTAATAGGGATTGGCTTGAGTTTTATGGTAATGACGATGAGTCCAACTCTAAAGAGAAAAGACAAGCGGCTCTAGCATACCTAAACACTAAGCACAGACTCTCTAACTTCAGAAAGACTATGCGTACATTAGAGAGTGATTGGATACTCTATGGGAATTGCTTTGCGGGTATAGAGTACGTTAACGAGTTCTCTATTAATCCTGTGACTGGTGAGAAGACACCAGCATTTGTCGGATCACGTCCTTATAGAATATCTCCATATGATATTGTCATGAACCCTAAGGCAGTAGACTTTGCACACTCTCCTAAGATTGTAAGGTCTTACACTACCATAGGTGAACTGGAGAGATCCTCGCAAGAGAATCCTTCACTAGGTTATGATGCCTCCGTTCTTCAAATGATGAAGGATGACAGGCTTAAGACAGAGAGCGCAGAGCTTGACGGTTCTAAGAACGACTCTTTTGTTCCTGATGGCTTTGGTGGTAACAGTCAATATTACAGATCAGGCCACACTAAGTTGTATGAGTTCTACGGAGACATCTACGACATAGAAACAGACACCTTACTGCAGAACTATATGATTACTGTAGCAGATGGTATCCATGTCCTTCGTAAGGTCCAGCTAAACACATTCTCAGGTACACCAAATATCTACCAGGGTGTATGGAAAGAACGTCCCGATAACCTATGGGGCATGGGCCCACTGGATAACCTAGTAGGCTTACAGTATAGAATTAACCACCTAGAGAACGCTAAGTCTGATGCTTTTGATAACATGCTTGATCCAGACTTTGTCTTCATAGGGGATGTTGAGGTAGAGAAGGTAGGTGCTGCAACGTACTACCATGTATCTGAGTCAGGCAATGTAAAGACATTGGCACCTGACACTACAGTTCTTAACGCAGACTTCCAGATAGCAAATCTTGAAGAAGCTATGGAGTTGTACGCTAATGCTCCGAGAGAAGCGCTAGGCATACGTAGCCCCGGTGAGAAGACGGCCTTCGAGGTCAGCACTCTTACTAATGCAGCTAACAGGGGGTTTGAGTACCAGACAAGTATCTTCTCAGACTTCTTAGAAGACATAGTCAATGGTGAACTAGAGTCAGCTGTAGTAAACTTGCACACCTCAGACATAGTGTCTGTTGTAGATAACGACTTTGGAGTTGAAGAGTTTATAAGGATTACTAGAGAAGACCTGGTGTCCAACGGTAAGGTAGTACCTGTAGGCGCAAGAGAGTTTTCTAGAAAGCAACGTATCTCACAGCAGCTAGCAGCCTTCTACCAGACAGGTTTAGCAGACCCTGAAGTACAACAACATTTCCCTGCTACTAAGATCGCATCCTTGTGGTCTGATCTCCTAGACTTTGAGGACTTGTATGAGCCCTATGGTCGTATACCAGAAAGACTAGAAGCAGCAAGCAGACAAGCAGTTGCTGAGAACATGTTAGCAGAGAGACAAATGATTGACCCATCAGGACTATCTGAAGATGATGAACAGACTGAAGAGATCCCTGCGGTTTGACAGTAGGTTAGTCAGAGGCAGGAAAGAGGAAGAGAAGAAAAGAATTGAGGAAAGCTTTAACGCTGCTCCTACATACCTTAAAGCTTTAGCAGATAGACTAGAGAGTAAGGTAGAAGAATCAGTAATGAACGCAGAGAGTATGAATCAATACTTGGCACCTAATTGGGCACTGCGCCAATCTGACAGCAGAGGCTACCGACGAGCCTTACGAGAAGTACTAAGCACGTTCACTGAATACAAATAGGAACCACAATGACCGACACATTTAACTCTGACCAAGAGAACCAAGGAACAACTGAATCACAGCAACAGGGTACAGCTGACAAGTCTGGAACTGAATTGCTTGATGCGGGAAACAAACTTCAACAGCAAATAGATGTTATGCAAAAGCGTATGGGTGATAAAGACACACATATCTCTAGCGTAGAAAAAGAAAATCAAGCACTCAGAGAAAATCTAGCCGATATAAATGAGCGTTTGGATAAGATGGGAACTGTTGAGGAAGCTCTAGCAAGGATAGGCGAGAAGAACGAAAGTACTCAGGATACAGGTCTTGACGAAAATACTCTTAAGAGCGTTATGAAAGATGCTTTGCCCAGTTTACTGGCAGAGTCAGCAGCAGAAGTGCAAGCTTCAGTCAACTTCAAACAAGTAGCAGATGCTCTTGCCAATGCTTACGGCAAAGACAAAGCAGACGAAACTGTTGAACGTATAGCTAAAGAGAATGGCCTAGCCTTTGACGACATGGTCGCCTTAGCGAGGAAGTCTCCTAGTGCTGTAATGAAGATGGCTGGTATTACTACCGCACAAGCTGCACCATCACAAGGTACACACATCGGCTACAATGATGATTCTCAAAACAAAGAACAGAAGCTCGCGTATTTCTCTAAGCTCAAAAAAGATGATCCTAAAGAATACTACAAGCCTGAAGTTCAGAAAAAGTTTAGAGAAACTTGTTTATCTACTTAAGGGTAATTTATAATGGCTATTGATAGCTCGTGGGGATCAACCCACTTACAACGTAGTGAGATTTTTCGACAAATGTTGAAAGAGATTCAACTACAAGACCTAGCAGCTCAACAGTGGGTCAACTGGATTGGTGACATTCCAGGTGACAGCATTCGTACACAGTTAAAAGTTAACTCAATCAGTGAATTGGAAGTTGACAACTGGAACGAATCAGTACCACTACCAGAGCGACGTATGGACACGGGTCAGTTCACTTTCAACATCGACCAATTTAAAGGTATTAAGGTACCTCTCACTGATCACTTCTTTGAGACTTCTTTCCAAGCTAATCAGATTTTAGCTGCTGTTCCTTCTAGGATGCAGCGTGCTCATGACGTTTACAAGGAAACAGAGATCTTCAAGTTGGCAAATGATCAAACATCTAATGATGCTAACGTTATCAACACCACTAAGCACCGTTTCGTTGCTTCTGGTGACGGTACCTCTGCACCAGCTGATTCTCTGACTCTTCAAGATTTTGCTTACGCTGGTTTGTCTCTTGACAAAGCACAAGCTCCTCGACAAGGCCGTATTGCTGTAGTAGATCCTATCACAGCATTCAACCTAAGTGTCAAGACTAACCTTGTTGATGTTTCTAACAACCCTCAATGGCAGGGTATCATTGAAACAGGTTTGCTGGATGGAACGGGTCTTCGTTTTATTCGTAGCATCTATGGTTTTGATGTATATGTATCTGACTATCTTGACGTACTGACAGCTGATGAAGCTGCTCTAGTAACGTATAATGGTACAGCACCAGGCACAGCTGATATTACAGGTTTCACCAGTAATGTCTTTATGTCTGTAGGCGGCGAATCAACACCTTTCATTGGTGCTATGGGTCGTGCTCCTCGTATGGTAAGCTGGAGAGATGAAGATATTGAAACGGAATTTCATCAACTAACTCAGTCTTTTGGTTTCGGTCTTTACCGTCCAGAGAACTTGGTCACCATCCATTCTAGCCCAACGGCTATTGCGTAAAGGAGATATAATATGACTCGCGCAAACACTTGGTTAAACGAAGATGGCTTAAAGGTACCTTTCGGTACTTCTGATGGCATCCAAGCTGAAGCTGCAAGTATCCACACTAAGGGTACTGTTAAAGAGCTTAAGCTTGTAATCGACTTTTCTAATCTTCCAACTACTGGCACAGCAGTAGAAGGTGATAACTTACAGCTACCTTTAGGTGCTGCTATTATCTCTTCTATCTACACGCCAACTACTGTGTTTTCAGACGCAGTAGAGATCGGCACTATGACAGCTGCCGGTGTAGAAGTTGATAAGAATGGTCTGCACACTACTTCAGTCCTAGCTACAGGATCTACTAACGTAGGCTCTGGCTCACAGATTGGAGCTGTCCTAGCAGCTGACTACTATGTCACTGTACGGGCTACAACTACTACACCTACTACAGGTGCAGGTGAGTTGGTAGTTTCTTACTCTATCTAAAGATAGGTAAGTTTATAGGGGAGGGAGGTTTCTCTTCTCCCCTTCTTTTTAAAGAGGTTACTGAATGTCAGAACATACCGCACTCGTGAGCGCAAAGTGTCACGAACCAAAACACATAACAAACACTACTGTCGCTGACGCAGGCAAAGTAATCACAGCTGCTGCAACAAGTGGCACAAGCGAATTCCGGGCACTTACTCCAGAAGAAGTAGGTATACCTAACGTAATAGGAAGTATGGAAGTCAATGCTAGCACAGATGCTATCTCAGTATCAGCAGCAGTAGACTCCACACTGTACGACAAGACAGAGTACACACAGATACTGGCAGCTGATACAACTACTATAGCTCCTCTCCTTATAGGGGGTATGACCTTTGATTCAGTAAACAACGAACTTATTGTTCCTGTTGGAGGGTACTATGCTGTCACAGACTCCTGCACCATCACAGCAACAGGCGCTCATGCTGTAGTTGCTATAGCTAACACCCTAAATGGTGTTGTAACATCTGTTGTACAGGTAAGTAAGCACCACATAGATGCCTCAACAGACCCTGTACGTATGTCAGGTACCTCTGTGTACCTTCTTCCTCTAGGCACCTCTGTAGGCTTCTCTATAAACTCAGACAAAGCTACAGACTACGTAGTACAAGACTATAGAATGACTATCCACCTTCTAAGAGAGATCTAATGAACAGGACACTCCTTTACACAGTGCAGAGAGTTCTAGAGAAGCTAGATCTAGACTCTGTGAACTCTATCAACGACTCTCAAGATGCTACGCTTGTAGCAAGAGAAGCTGAAGACACTTTCTATGATCTGTTAAGTAGGAATGAGTGGCCAGAGAGATTTGACCTACTAGAGATCGAGTCTGTTATAGACACAACTAATCCTACAGCTCTTAGGTTACCCGCTAATGTTCTAAACATATCTTCTGTTAGGTACGATGTTACAGGCCCTACTGACACAGAGAAAACTATAAAAGAATTAAAGTACTTGCCACCTGAAGACTTCTTAAAGATGATATATACTAGAAAGCCTGAGGACACAGAGATCTTTACTTCTGATTATAAGGACATACCTCTATACGTCTACAACGACAGGGCTCCAGAGTTCTACACTACCTTTGACAATGAGATACTTGTCATGGACTCTTGGTTCTCTGCCTTAGAGGCAACCCTTGTAGGCAGTAAGACGATAGTAAGAGGCTCTTCAGTCCCTACCTTCTTGATGACAGATGAATATATCATTGAGGTTGACACTGTAACTTACCCATTGTACTTAGCAGAAGTTGCAGCAGCTTCCTCGTACTACCTCAATGGTGCAACATCTCCTGAAGATGAGAGACGAAGGAACAGAGGCATAAGCAGACTTAGACGCACAGCTTTTAGAACAGATGTACAACTTAAACAGAATAGGTTTGGAAGAGATGGGAATGGGAGAAGCTAATGGCTGAACAAGTAGCCACTAAGGTCTATGCAAACTTCTCTGGAGGTTTGGTTACAGAGGGTAACTTACTCTCTTATCCTGAGTCAGCAGCGGCTGATATGGACAACCTTAACCTGAGACAGAATGGTTCTATAGCTAGAAGAGCGGGTCTTGCTCATGAAGGGACCAGCGATGGTATCTTTCCCCTAGTTGCAGCCCCTTTAGCTGAGACAGCTTTTGGGATGTACAACTGGGAGAATGTAGCAGGTGATTCTTCTATTAACATAACTGTTATACAAACAGGGGACACTCTGCACTTTCACCATTCTGATGGGGATGTACTTAACCCAGCAAACAAAGCAGCTAACGACTACTTATTGACTAACACGGTGAGATCTTCATCCTCCTCTTCTCTTGGCAGGATTAAGGGCAAGGTGGCCTTTACAGATTTGGGGGGAAGGCTTTATATAGCTGGTAAGTTTATAGACCCTGCTATCATAGAGTACGATACATCTACATCCTCTAATCTTGTGGTAACCACTGTCTTTCTGAAAATGAGGGACTTTGATGTATGGGGGGAAGGGGAAGTACAAGACTTCCTATCTACAGAATACTCCGTAGCAGGAGAAAAGTCTCAACAGCTAATGCCCGGCAAACACAGCTACAACCTCATTAATCAAGGCTGGCCAAGTGATGAGAGCGTGACAGGAGGCCCTCTAGGAGGTCTTCCTATCTACTCTCACAAGCCTTCATACGCAGTGACAGCAGAAGGAGGAGGAGCGGTGTTCTCCGATCCTAAGAGGTATCTACCCGGTTGGACTTTTAGTAAGATTAACAATTACCCAACAACAAACAACGACTACGTAAGTAATCTACATGGCGCTGGAACCAGTGTCGTAGAGCAAAAGGCGTACAACCCTTGGCTTCTCACTAATACCTTTACAAGCGGTTCATCCTCTCCTAGAGGTCATAACATCTTGCAGGCCCTGAATATTTACAAACAAGGCACAGGGCACGGAGGCAGCATAGTCTTTGGTAGTCCTGACTACGATGCTTGGCAGGCATCAGGTCTCCCCTCTCAGGTAGAGGTAACTGATGCACTGACAAGACCCGATTCTCTAGAGGCTTATGCAGGAAGAGTTTGGTATACAGGAGTAGAAGGGGATACTTTCTCAACTAATATATATTTCTCACAGATTATTAATAACAATATTGTTCGAGCTGGAAAGTGCTACCAAGAGGCTGACCCAACAGCAGAGAGTATCAACGAGCTTGTAGCAACAGACGGAGGTGTTATCAGCATAGAGGGTATGGGTAAGGTTCGAGAGCTAGTAACCTTCGGATCCTCTCTTGTTGTTATAGCAGCTAACGGAGTATGGTCTATCTCAGGAACAGACGGTAACAGCTTCACAGCTACCTCTTTCTCTGTCCAGAAACTTCCGAGTGAGGGGTCTATAAGTAAGGAGACTATCGTACAGTCAGGCTCCTCTGTCTTCTTCTGGGGAGAGTCCTCTATATACGCCTTAGCTACAAACGAAGTAGGTGCTGTCCTCGTTCAGGATATCTCTGAGGCGTCTATACAGACTCTCTATCAGAGTATTTCATTATTCAGTAGAGAGAATGCTTTCTCTATCTATGATGAGGGCTCTAGGAAGGTACTGTGGTTCTATGCAGACTCAGCCGACATATCCTTTACAGACTTTCCTGGCAAGGCTTATAATAAAGTCTTGTACTTAGACCTGGCTCTCAACGCTTACGGTAAGTATACACTAGAGCTGGATATAACTCACCTTCCTTTATCAGTTGTTAATGTAGGGACAACAGATTTAGTAACCCTAGTAGATCCTATCTATGATGTGGAACCTGTTGAGGTTACAGACTCAGGTGTCCCTGTAGTAGATACACTGACATTCACTATACCTGACAAGAGCTCTCTAAGACTGCTAACTTTTGATACAGCAACCTCTGACTATACTATGTCAACCTTCACAGATGTTGATACATTCTCAGATTGGGGTAACAATTACATAAGCTACCTAGAGACAGGCTTTGACTCTCTTGAAGACATCATTAAAAAGGCTAAGAGAGCACCTCTTTCCCAGTTCCACTTCAGTAGGACTGAAGATGGATTTGTAATCAACCCAGATGACCCAGAAGGAGAAGAACTTATCTTTAGTAAACCTTCAGGGTGTCTTGTCTCCTACGTATGGGACTGGGGAGACAACTACGGTAACCAGTTTCAGGCTTATAAGTACTTAAGGAACTATACACCAGTAGATGTGGACGATCCTCTTGATTATAACAGAGATGTTATCTCTACTAGGCACAGACTTAGGGGTAGAGGCACATCAGTAGGTTTTAGATTTGAATCAGAAGAAGGTAAAGACATGCAGTTGTTAGGTTACGGCATCTTATTTGCAAATAGAGGCAGAGTATGAATATCGAGTATAACGTAGAGACCCTAGACGAGTGTCTTGAGGAAATGAAGCCCTTACTGCTTTCTCATTATGAAGAAGTGGCAATGTACCAAGACAAGGTGAAGTTTAATCCAGACTATGACAAGTACTATGCACTTGAAGCAGCTGAAGCCTTGCACATAGTCACAGTGAGAGAAGGGAATACCTTAATAGGCTACTTTGTCTCTCTGATAATGCCTCATATGCACTACAAAGATAACAACTATGCTGTTAATGACATCCTCTACATACATGAAGACTACAGAAAGAGTAAAGTAGGTCTTGATATGTTCCTCTTTGCAGAAGAATGTCTCAAGGTGCAAGGTGTAGACGTTCTCTGCATACATATGAAGACTGCTATACCTTTCGACTCACTGTGCGAGGGACTCGGATATGATTATGCAGAAAGAAACTACACTAAGTACATAGGGGACTAAGATGGGTGTTACAGCTGTTACATCTGTTCTGGGTGGTCTCTCTCTAGGGACTGCTATACAAGGACAAAGAGAACAAAGAAAAGCTAGCAAAAAGTCTGAAAGACTACAGGCACAAGCCAATGCAGTAGAGACTGCAAGAGCAAGTGTGAACAGATCTCGTGCTAGACGACAGGCTATTGCTAAGTCACGTATCATACAAGCACAGAACACAGCAGGTGCCATAGCATCAGGTACAGCAGGATCTTCTGCCTTTGCTGGTTCTCAAGCCTCTGTAGGTTCATCTCTAAGCTCAAGTCTAGCAGCAGAGAACAGGGCCTTTAGCTCTGGCCAACAGACATTCGGACTAAGACAGCGAGCTTCCTTTACAGAAGCGGCTGGTAGACGTAGAGCAGACGCCTTCGGTTCAGTCTCTAGTTTATTCGGTCAGGGTGCTGCAATAGCCCCTAGCTTTAAGTAAGGAAAGTCATGCATATTGAAGATACAGCAATACCAGAGATTGAAGACAAGATACTTGACAAGGAGATACCTGATCTTCCCAGACTCAGTAATAAACCTATAGCTATAGATAATCTACAAGCTCTTAAGGCTGCCTACATTGAAAATTACAATACAGGTGTGCCTGTAGCAGAGTCTTACCAGCAGCATAGAGGTGAGCTTAATATAGAGTCTTCCCTACAGCAGTTGACTAATGATAAGGTTGCTCTGGACAATACAGCTCTATCTGAAGAGTTTGAAGAACAACTCAGTGATGACCCTAGAGTCTTTACAGAGACAGCTCCTCTAGTTGTAGAGATGCAAGAAGAGAATATCGCTAAGTCCTCTGATACAGACAGACAATTCATAGATGCTGTAGCTTCACCTACTGCCAGTCCTGAAGTCAAGGCAGCAGCAACTAATCAAGTTAAGTTATACCAGATCCTCCAGTCCTCTCTGAGTAAGTACTCTAAGGGAGACATGGTTGCAGATTTCTTCTGGGGCATTGTCCCATTCGTAAGTACAGGAAGAGAGCTAGGTCTCCTTGGCTCAGTCTTTGGTAATGAAGAGGCTATGCAGGAACTTGTGCTAGAGTTTAAGTCTAAGACCTTTGAAGAACAACAAGAGATGTTCCCTGCTTTATCGCTAGAACTACTAGAAGGCTTAGGGCCTGTAGCCGGTGGTGATGCGCTAACTAAGTTCATTACCCCAGGTGGTGATGAAGAACTAGGAGCCTTCTCTAACTGGTGGAAGCTTATAGATGCAGCTGATATAGCCACACTAGGAACAACAGTGGTACTTAAAGCTACAGCAGTAGTTAAAGGATTCAATATACCTAAGCTGATAAAGAGTGTAGAGAATACAGAGGGCTCAGCTGACGCAGTAGTAGCTGCTCTAGTCAGTGACGAGGCAGCTGAAGCTATGCACATAAAGAAAGACACAGCCTTCGGTGATGCTGTAGCCTTCGATACCTCAGCTGAGGATCTTGGACATACCCGAGGTGTATCCTCCGATGTTCAAAAAAACATCTCTAAGTTCTTTGACGAAGCAGACCAGACTGTAGAAGACATAATGACAGGTAATGGCTACCTGAAAGAAGGTATCCTTAATACAGTAGAACGTGCTGCTAAAGAACTAGAGGCAATGAATAAGCTGTCAGCCGCTAAGCATGAAGACATCACTATTACAGGAAGAACAGAGAATACTACCAGATTTAGTTATCGAGTAGCTGAGGAAGGAGACTTGTCAGAGGAAGTGTACATTTTAGATATGACCCTTAATGATGTAGGTCAATGGGATCAAGACCAACTGTCTGTTTTATCAGAGTTCCTTGCTAGTCCTTCTGTATTTGCTAAAGGACTTGCCCGTCTAGATGTCAATACAGCACAGAGACTGGACTCACAGACTGCAAAAGTCTTTAAGAGCTTATCAAATCTCCAACGTGAGGCTGTCAAGCCTTTAGGTAACCTTAGCCTA